AGGACAAGAAGGTAGCTAAAGAGGAAGACGGTGTTTACATCAGTCAGACTCAGACAAGCACAACCCCTGCCGAGCCTAGCAAGTCCGAAGTCAAGCGTATAACCACACTAGAAACAAACATGGTTAAACGCATTAAGGAGTTAGCCGAAAGTAACGGTAAACTTACTGCCCAAATTGCAGACTTACAGTCAGAGAACAACCGACTGCGCCATCTGTATATGGACAAGCAAGCCATTGTTAAATATCTTGAAGATAAGGTCGAATCCTTTTGGGGCATTAACGACGAACTATGAGTAATAAACCCAAGAAACCCCCTAAACGCAGTAAGAAGCAACAGAAGTGGCAAGCGAAGACTTTAACCGAAATGTTTGCTAATATCAGGAGAGGTCAGGAATATGTAACTGTGGTAATGCAGAGGGATTCTTGGGAAACATTACGATACGCTATTGATATAGCATTTAGGGAAGAGGAAAAGTATATGGCAAACGCAAAGTTAAAGGTAACAGTACCAGCAATTAAAGAGAAGTCAGGCAAGATTGTCAAAGCACCAAGCAAGGCATACTCGCATGATGAACTCATTGAGAAGGAAGGCAAGAAAGCTAAAGATTCTAAGCATATGTTTGCCTTGAATGATGGTGAAGTTGTTAACCGTAAGAAGGCGGCGAAGGTAGCAGAGAAAGCTGGCGAAGTGCCTAAGTCCGTTGGTAAAAAGCTACACTCCCATGACTTGCGTAAAGCCGAACGCATCAAGAAGATTAAGGAGAGTAAGATTAAATGAACGATGAAGACTTTGTAGATGTGGCATTTATGTTGAACATGGTAGGAATTATTATACGGGGTAATGTTCTGTCTAATAAAGCTGATGATGCAAGAGAAGCACTTGCCACAGCAAAACATATGCTTGCAGTTCGCAATGAAGACGAGAATGACGACGGTATAGCCACAATTAAAAAGAGAAAGTATGTCAGAAAAAATTGATATTAGAAAAGCCGCAAGAGAAGCAGAGCATAGCCTAACAGGTAAGCGGTTCTGCACTAGTTGTCAGTCTATGCAACCAGCATTAACAGGCAAGATGATAGAAGGTAAACGCAATAGGTGGCAATGTTATAACTGTAACAAAAGGGTAAGTTCACGGAAGTATTCAATAGATAAAGGAGAAGGCGATGCGTGAAATAAAAAACAAAGATGGTAGCTGGATAAAAGTTACCACTACTAATGGAGTGCTTAACTACACTGATAGTGATGGTGTTTGGTTAAAAGAAACATATAATAATAAAGGTAATATTACATTTCGCCTTGATAGCTTTGGTGCTTGGGAGAAGTTTACCTATAAGAAAGACCCCGTTAAAAAGAAAGATGTATTAGCTTCTCATGAGAGAGGAGTTAGCCATGCGTGACGGAGGGAAAGGTGATACACCAAGACCTTTAGGTGTACCGATGGAACAGTTCGATAGGAGCTTTGAGGCAATATTCGGCAAGAGAGAAAAGAAGACCGAGCCTATTCCGTTTGCAGGACATATTGAAACAGAAGAAGAAGAAGATGACAGACAAAGTTAATCATCCACCCCATTACACAAATCATCCATCAGGGGTAGAGTGTATTCAAATTACAGAGCATATGAACTTCTGCTTGGGTAATGCTATGAAATATATTTGGCGAGCAGATGAAAAAGGTAACGACATTGAGGACTTGAAGAAAGCCATGTGGTATATCCACAGAGAAATCAAGAAGCGTACCAAAGAAGATGCGTAAACCGTTCGAGCAAGAACTACACGATCTTTATGATGCGCCCGCTAAACAGGCGGTAGCTGATTACTTAGAAAGAACTTGTGGTGTAACAGTACAGGCTAACCCCGATCAATACGGGGTTGATTTGCTTTTGTATAAAGGATATAAGAAATGTGTTGGGTACGCAGAGGTAGAGGTACGGCAATGGAGTCCTAACTGCCCATACCCCACAATCCATGTGCCTGAACGCAAGACTAAGTTTTTTAGTGGTCGTACTTTGTTTTTTGCTTTAACTAAAGATATGCAGTCTGCGTATTGGATTGAAACTAAGAATATTAGCAAGCACCCCATCAAAGAGATCAGTAACTATAAAGTTCCTAGGGGTGAATATTTTTATGATGTACCAACAAGCGAGTTTGTGTTAATAAATTTAGGAGAATGATATGGAAATTAAATTAAAAATAGTTAAGGAAAACAAAGACGGCTCGGCTAATGCTATGGTAGACTTTGATAGAGAAGGGCTTGAGTTCTTGGTGCAAGAAGGATTACTATCCTTGGTAAAACAAGCTATCGAAACAGATAAGAACGCACAAGAAGGTATCAAGCTACGCAAGAAATTAGCGAAGAAGAAAAAAGAAGAATTTGATTTAGATGGGAGATGTTAATGAACGCAAATGAATTAGCGGATAGATTAGAGCAAGGTCATTGGGAAGGTGGCACAAGAGAACAAGCAGCCACCATGCTACGCCAGCAACAAGCTGAAATAGAGGAGTTAAAAACCTGTTTAATTGTCGAACAGGAACACAACGAGCTTATGGTAGAAGACCGAAGCAAGTACGAAGCACTAGCACACGCTGGTGGTGTTGAAGTGGGTAAAGAACTAAAGACACTAACAGATGAGGAAATAATTGAAATTTGGTGTGTCATGGAAACTGACACAGGCAAACAAAACATTGATTTTGCTAGAGCAATACTAAGAAAGGCACAAGAGGGATGAGTTACGAACATTTTGTAAATAATTACCAAAGATGGTTAAAAAGCCCTAGAACGCTCTCAGAGGCGTTTAAAGATGCTGAGTATGCAACGTCTATCACTCGACCTGAAGATGGCGAATACAGCGTGTTTTGGGGGCTTTTAGGGGCTTTGATGTTTGTAGCTATCTTTGGTTACGGCTTTTGGCGTTATGTCAACTTATAAGCCTTTTAGCCAAGACTTACACGATGTATATGATGCGCCTGCTCGTCAAGCAGTATCGACTTGGATGCAAATGAAAAAGGGTTTAGAAGTTAGGGAAAACCCTAATCGCTATGGAGTTGATTTAATCTGCTTTCGATCAGGTTCTCCAGTTGGTGCGCTTGAGGTAGAAGTTCGTCAACCAGGTTTTGATCTACATCGTAGTATTCACGTAGCGCAGCGCAAAGAAAAACTATTTCAGGTAAATCCGCCTGTTTTATTTTTTGCACTAACTCAGGACTTATCTCGTGCTTATTACCTGAAAGCAGACTTGATAAAAGATTGCCCATTGGTAGAAGTCCATAATCGTTATGTTGGTAAAGGGGAAATGTTTTACGATGTCCCGATTACCATGTTCAAAATCGCTAACCTTACGGATGTATTTTAATACTTTCGCATTGATGGCAATGGAGCTTCTTTTTGGCTTGATCCATGTTCAGGGTGATGTGCTTTTTGCATAGGCAAAGCAATATGTTTATCCAGCTTACGCTCAAGACGCTCTACTTCCTTCTCAATTCTGTGAGGGGATTCTTTTACGTAATGGCCTTTTGGGGACTCGTGTGTCTTACCTTCGATTTTGAAGTTGGTCATAGTGTTTCTCCGATCATATTTAATGCGTTAAATTTTACATCTTCTACTCTTTTTAACCATCCTTTGCCAAAAGTGCCAAAGGTAGGCAATGATTCATAAAAGCTAGTTTTGCGATTGCTGTAGGCATCTACAACATCTTTAGGGTCTTTTTGGGCAATCAGTTGCATCGTGCGTGGGCCAATCACTCCATCAGGAACACAGCCCATAGCTTCTTGCAATAACTTAACTGCTCTCCCCGGCCCCATGTTTACCGCAGCGTCAAACGCCATATAATCCACGCCCATAGGCAGTTGATTTGCATAACAAGCCATCCAATACTTAGCTTGATACATAGGGGCTACATCGGCAGGGGTTAAACCTTTCATGGTCTTAACTTCATGCCCGACCCATTCTTCCCATACTTTTTTGGTTACGCCAAGATTGGTTTCACCGCCAGGGTCTGCTGGATTGTTTACCCAACCGCCTTCTGACTTCAATACAAGGTCAAGGCACTTTTGAAAATTATTTTGCACTATCTGATCCTATTTTTATGC